ACGAGCAATTCCTCGGCCTTCACTACCTACAGCACGAGTAACGACACGGCAGGCTCCAAGGCCCAGTCTGACGCGATCACTGCCCAGTCGACCATCAACTCGTACAAGACCTCCAATGACAGGGCAGTGGCGGACGCGAAGAGCGCAGGCACGACGGCACAGAACCAGCTCTCGACCTACCGCGCGAGCAATGACAAGGCCGTTGCGGATGCCAAGAAGGCAGGAACCGACGCGCAGTCGAACCTCGACAGCTATCGCGGCACCACGGACCAGCGCCTCAACGAGCTCAAGAACATCGCCGACAACGCCATCGAGACGTGGTACTTGAAGGGCGTGCCCACCACGTCCAATGCACCGGCCAAGGACTGGACAACGGACGCCCTGAAGAAGAAGCACGCCGGAGACCTGTATATGGACACCGACACGGGCTACTCCTATCGCTGGAGCGGCACGGCATGGGTGCAGGTCAAGGACTCCGACGTCACGAAGGCGCTGAAGGAAATCCAGACCGTCAAGACCACGTATGCCACGAAGTCCGAGCTGTCAGCGACAGACAAGGAGCTGTCCGGCAAGATCTCAGACACGCTCACGACGGCGCGCAGCTATACCGACTCAAGCCTTGAACAGGAGGTCACGGCACGCAATGCCGCCATCAAGGCGCGTGCAGACAGCATCTCGCTCGACGTGAGCCGGACGTACACGAAGTCCGAGACCTTCGCCGCCTACCAGACGGACGCTGATGGCAGGATAGCCACGGCAAACTCTAACGCGAGCACAGCCAAGAGCACGGCCCAGACAGCGGCCAGAGATGCGGCCACCGCAAAGACGGACGCGGGCAGCGCGGTCAGCACGGCAAATGCCGCGAACAGCAAGTCCGCGAACGCCGTGAGCACGGCCAACAGCGCTGCCTCGACGGCGAACACGGCACAGCACACGGCTGACGCGGCGAAGTCGAGCGCAGCAAGCGCCGTCAGCACGGCAAACTCTGCCAATTCCACGGCAGGCACGGCGAAGGCCACAGCGGACGCGGCCAAGGCCGGGGCTGCATCGGCGCAGGCCAAGGCAGACGATGCATGGGCGCGGACGCTCCGCGTGGAGGTCATGAGCGCGCCGGCAGACGCCGCAGGGGACACGTCCCTGCTCACGGCCTATGCCTTCAGGGGCGGCGAGCTTCTGTCCGACCAGACCGTGGCAATGATGGGGCTGCTTGCGTGGTACGTGGGCGGCAAGCGCGTGGCAACTGGCAACACCTATACGTGCAAGGCAGGCACTGCCGCAGAGTGCCGATTGGAGGCATGATGGAGCAGACGTACCAGTACCCGAACCTGCTCTCGGGCACACGCTCGGGGAAGGGGTGGACCTACTCCGGCCCGGCAGGCGGATCTATCTATTACAGCAAGATGAACAATCATCTGGTATTGCAAGGGACATCGAGGACCGAGTTCTTCATGTTTTCGCCGAACGTGGTCCTGCACAAGAACACCGACTACACGCTGCACTGCTTTGCTGCAAATACGGCGAACATGTCAGGCACCGAGCTATGGGTGCTCGACGTCGATGGCGCTTCGGACAGCTACAAGTGGATTGGTGCGCACCAGGCACTGAAGACGCCCGGTCCGGGGGGGGCGTGGCTCGATGCCACGTTCAGGCTCGATGCGCAGGCGCGGGACGGCGTGCCCTTCCAGTTACGCTTCGACAACAATGGCAGCACGGACGACAAAATCTGCATCATCTGGTTCCGCGACATCATGCTCGTCGAGGGCACGGAGCCGAGGGCATGGGCACCGGCAGAAGGGGAGGTGTGGCCGTAGATGAGCGATAGCACAGTGCACAACCTGCTGAAACCGGGTGCAGTCAAGGGCTACAGGCTCGTGCCAGGTTACGAGTGGCCAGGATGTGTCTCACCGAACGACTGGACGCAGAGGGCCGCATGTACGCCGGGGAAGGCATACACGCTCAGCATCGTCACCGACGTCGCGGGCGAGGTCTGCTTCGGCTTCTACCTTGCGGATGGCAGCGTCGTGCGGCCAAACGGATACGAAGGATTCCCGGCCGGAAAGAGCGTTGTCAGGACGCTTACCGCACCGGCAGGCGCAAAGTATGTCGCCGCGTCATGGGCGGACGGCGACCGCCGTCCGATGGTGGTCGAGGGTGACACTCCTGCCGCATGGGCACCCGCAGAGGGCGAGACGCTGGCCGGGGGGGGGTGCGTCCATGAGCGCTAACCTCCTGGACGGCATCAAGCCGAGGCTCATGAGCGGAACGACCGAGAGCAACGGAATCTTCCACCATGCGGCGGGGAAAGCAACAAACTCCAGCCACGATGACTGGCTCATGTGGGACCTTCCGGACCAGGCAGCGCTTGCCACGAACCAGACATACCACATAGGACTGTCTGTGAGGGGGACGAGCGCGAACGGCACGTCACTGCACGTCACCATCGGCTACAAGGACGCAGCAGAGAAGAAGAATTATGTCACCTCGTCCGCCCTCGCCATCGGCACCTCTTGGGGCCGCGTGGAGAGGACGCTCGTCGTGCCGTCCGGCATGAGGCCCTTCGCCTTCTACGTCGCTGCCTACGGCACGTATCCCGAAGTGTGGATGGCAGCGCCCACCCTCTCGCTCGGCTCTCCGGTCTGTCTGGCATCCTCTGCGCACACGCCATACGCCACGCAGAACCATGTCATGGTCACTTACGCGACCAAGGCATCGCTCAAGATCACGGACGATTCCATCAAGGCCGAGGTGAGCGCGAGGGCGCAGACCGACAGGAACGTTGCCGACCTCTCGTCCCGCCTGACACAGACGGCGAACTCGCTAACTTCCGAGATCAGCGACCGAAGGACTGCCATCACGACCGTCACCGGGCTTGCCAATGCAGCACAGAGCACGGCAAGCAGCGCAGCCACCACGGCAAACGCTGCCAAGAGCACGGCGGATGCGGCAAAGACCACGGCCACCGCCGCCCAGACGATGGCCACCGAGAACAAGTCGAGCATCAAGCAGCTGTCCAACTCCATCACGTCAGAGGTCTCGGCGCGCACGCAGACGGACAGGACAGTGTCCGACCTCTCGTCGAGGCTGACGCAGACGGCAAGTGGAATCAACGCCTCGATAAGCAAGCTGAGCGAGACGGACAAGAAGGTCAATGCGTGGCTCAACTTCGAGGCCGACTCGTCCGGAAACCCCAAGCTCACGATGGGGTCTTCCACGTCTCCGGTCGTGGGCACATATACAAACTCTGGCTTGGCCTACATGTCGCGTGACGGTGCAGTCATCATGCAGCTCGACGCCTCCCGGTCCGCCACCATCTCCGACCACATGGAGGCGCAGGACATGGCGGTCGGGAAGTGGAAGTGGACCCAGACGCAGGGCGGCACGCATCTGACGCTTGTCTGGGCCGGATAGGAGGCATATGGCTGACTGGTATTACGGCAGCAAAAATCATCACTGGAGGGCTGCATGCGGCTTCTCCTCGTCCTGGGACAGCTACGGGCAGACATACAGCCTGGAGGTCGGCGCGCAGGCGGAAGATGGATATTCGTATGACATATACGGTGGCGCAAGATGGGAGATCTGGTTCAACGGCGTGCTGATAGGCTCCGGCTCGACGAGGTACAACGTCGGGGCCAATGGCTACAAGAAGCTCGGGTCTGCCGAGGTCCATTACAACCGGCAGCAGTGGGACCAGCACTTCCAGTGGTCGGTCAAGGTGTCGTGGGGGTCCGGCTTCGGCGCTGGCTCATCCACCTGTTTAGGCTCATGCTGGGAGGCGGCGCTCGACCCCCATACCGTCTCATACAACGGCAACGGCGGCAGCACGCCGGCAAGCCAGACAAAGTGGTACGGCACCATCCTGACGCTTGCCGGGACTCCATCTCGCACGGGATACGGCTTCGACGGCTGGAAGGGCTCTGACGGCACCACGTATGCCGCCGGAGGGCAGTACACCAAGGACGCAGACTGCACGCTGACGGCGCAGTGGCACACGCTGTACAAACCGCCGACCTGCACGCTCAAGGCCGTGCGCACGGCATCGTCCAGCGCGACAGCGGAATCGCCCGCAGGCGGATACGCCTACATCACGGCAGCGTGGAAGGTGGACACGTCCGCGACACCGGGCAACTCCGCCAAGTCGGTGAAGCTGGAATACCGGGCATCGGGTGCCACGTCGTGGACGGCCCTCACGACGGGCGGCACGCAGACCGGAACGTCAGGCACAGCCACGGCACATTTCACGGCGTCCACATCCACGGCATACGAGGTGCGCGCCACGCTGACCGACGCGAAGCGGGCCACGTCGTGGACGGCAGGCATCGGGTATGGCTTTGCGATCATCGACTTCGGCAATAAGGGGCGTGCCGTGGCCTTAGGCGTCCCGGCAGCGAAGGACGGCTTCACGCTCGGCATGAAGGGCTACTGCACCGGCCCGAGCGGCAAGGTGTACGTCATGCCGCCAGTGATCTATGCGGACACGAAGCCGGCAGAGGCGGACGTGCCTTTCAAGCCGTGCATTGTGGCCGTCAAGGGCGGGACACTCTATCTCTATGAATAGGAGGCATCCATGAGCACGCAGAGGACAAACGCGCCCTACGTCACCGTCCGGCAGGTCACTGCCCCGAAGGACAACAGCAGACCACTAGCCGCCACCGTCACCGCCCCTGAGGTCGACGGCTACAGCTTCGTGTGCTGGTGCGGCGTGGCGACGATCGGAGACGTGGGCACGCCGTACATCGAGGAGGCCACAAGCACGACCACGGACGTGTGGGACCAGGCGGGCAGGGGTGCAGAGATTGTTGCCACCGCGCTCTACCAGAGAAGCTAGGAGGAAAACACATGTTCTTCGAGAGAGAGAGAGAGAGCACGCCTCTCCGTGATGCGGAATGAGCATCCTGCAGCTCGGAGGGGAGGAGCTTTACAGGAACGACAGGATGCCTGCGAAGGCCCCGACAGCCATCACGATATCGGCAGACCTGAACCGCTATCGCGAGATAGAGATCTTCGGCTGCACGAACGAATATATACGCTGCTCGTGCAGGCTCTTCAGGCCAACCAAAGCTGGAACGGTATACGTCTGGAACAATTGCTATTTCGTACTGCAGGCGCAGAACATATCGGACGGCGTAGTCTACCAAAGATGGACGAACTGGACGATAAGCCAGACGGCAACCGGAGCGAAGTTTACGCCGGACCACTTCATGGAGACGAGCTTCAGCGGGTCGGGGTGCTCGACCTATGGCGACAGCGGCATCCAGATCGTGAGGGTAAGCGGCTGGGTGTAAGCGGGGTGGCACCATGTCTGTGACGCTCCTCACGCCCAAGCCCGGAGGGCGGCTTTTCTCCGGGAGCGTAGTGAACGCCAACCCCGCGAACAACGCTCTCCGAATCATCTCGGCAGCAGACATGGCAGGCACCTTCGGAAGGGCGTTCGACGCCTCGAAGGATGCATGCATGGCCATGAATGCAGACGGCAACGCCAACGACGCGCATGTGACCGGCTGCACGTGGATAGACGGGGACGGCATGTATGCCGTCTTCGACAGGACCGTGAGCAAGGCTATCAGGGTCAACTGGATGCTTTTCCTTGCTCCATGAAAGAAAGGAAGATTGAATGGACCATTTTCCCCCAGACTACCTCGACCACTTCCTTGCCCCCATCAGGGACTCCCCGCAGGCACAGACGGCGCTCATGGCGCTCCTGCTCCTCATCGTGATCGACGTGGTGCTCGGCGTGGCCGCGGCTGCCAAGTCCCACGACCTGCAGTCAGCCAAGATGCGCGCAGGCGCATGGCACAAGGTCGGCGAGATGGGAGTCGTAGCGATTGCCGACGTCGTAGACGGCATGCTGATGGGCGGGCTGGATATCGGCTTCAGCGCTCCGGTCTGCACGGCTGTCATCATCTACCTGTGCGCCAACGAAGTCGTGAGCTGCCTGGAGAAGTCCGTGAAGCTTTACCCGGGACTCAAGGACTCGCCGGCGCTCAAACTGCTCAAGGTGTCATCGGAGCATAGGGACGCCCAAGCAGTGGCAGATGCAATCAGCAAGGCAGCAGACAAGAAGGAGGCATAGCAATGGACTTCGAAAACATCAATGCTGATGTGAACATGATCATCAGCCAGCACTACACACAGGGACGTGGCGGACATGCAATCGACAAGGTAGTAATCCACCACAACGCGGGAAACCTGACGGTCGAGGACTGCTATCGGGTCTGGGAATCCCGCGAGGCATCAGCACACTACCAGGTGCAGAGCGATGGCCGCATGGGGCAGCTCGTGTGGGACACGGACACTGCATGGCACTGCGGCAACTTCGAGCAGAACCAGCGCTCCATCGGCATCGAGCATGCTGATGACAACTCTGACCCGTGGCACATCTCGGATGCATGCCTCGACGCGGGGGCACATCTTGTCGCTGCTGTCTGCAGGTACTACGGCCTCGGACGCCCGGAGTGGGGCATGAACCTCTTCGGGCATAGCGACTTCTCCGCGACCGCCTGCCCCGCATCCCTTGCAGTGGGCGGATCGCAGCATGACGAGTATGTCGCCAGGGCGCAGAAGTGGTATGACGCAATGGCCGGAGGCGCAGGCGCTCCAGCAGCTCCTGCCCCCCAGCCTGCACCGCAGCCATCAGCTCCGGGCGGCTCTGTGGACGAGCTTGCGCAGCGTGTTATCGCCGGCGAGTTCGGCACTGGAGACGAAAGGCGCAATGCCCTCGGAAGCAGGTATGACGAGGTCCAAGACCGCGTCAACGAGATCCTCTCTGGCGGCTCCCAGGCATCTGGCGCTCCCGATATCGACGATCTTGCACGGCGCGCGCTCAACGGCGAGTTCGGCAACGGAGACCAGCGGAGGGCGGCTTTGGGCTCCCTCTACGACGCTGTGCAGCAGAGGGTCAACGAGCTCTGCGGACAGGGCGGCTCCTCTGGCGGGGCCGATATCGACGATCTTGCAAGGCGTGCCATCAACGGAGAGTTCGGCAACGGAGACCAGCGCCGCGCCGCCCTCGGGGGTCTCTACGATGCCGTCCAGGCCAGGGTCAACGAAATGCTCTCCTGAGAGACGCGAGGTGGTCCGGTTGGACGATGCAAGGCACCCGAGGTGCCCGCGGTGCGGTGACGATTCTCCTCAGTGGGTCTCCCAGTCAGCAGAGCCTGACGGCAGGGTGACCATGCTCTGGGAGTGCACCGAGTGCGGCCATGAGTTCGAGACGCACTACCAGAAGCGCGAGCACAGAGAAGCATAGAGAAGCCCCGGCCCGATATGGGTCGGGGCTTCTCTATGCCTATAGCTTGCCTGCTAAAGCTCCCTGCGGAGCTGGGCGCAGATGGCCTTGTCAGTGTCCGGGAGCCGGTACTGCATGGTCCCGGTCACCTGCCGGTACTCCACGCCAGAAGGTCCAGTGAAGCTCACCCATCTGCCCTCTCCCTCATGGTTTGTGATGATTGACGCTTCGCGTCCGTCCTTGCGTGCGTACAGGTGCAGTAGTCGTGAGCCGAAGCCGTAAAAATTTGAGGGCCCCTGCCGCCTGGCAGAGGCCCTTCTTCCGTGCCTATCGCTCGTATCTTGCCGAGCACACAAGCGAGCCATCCGGGAGCCATTTCCAGCCCCGGATGTTCGCCGTATCTCGCATGGTGCCCCCAACGAGACTCGAACTCGTGTCGCCGCCTTGAAAGGGCGATGTCCTAACCGCTAGACGATGGGGACGGCAGGAGCTGATTATACCAGAGGGCACGCGGGCGTACACGCTGCTTTCTGCAAAATCGGGACTCCATGCATTTCCCACGACGGAAAATTCACCTAGGCGTTCCAGTCGAGGCCTTCCGCATCGCAGAACTTCATCGCGTCCTGGACAAGCCAGCTCTGGTCTTCGCACCAGTTGATGAAATCGGGCGTATCAGCCACGATCGGGTCTGCCTCATGCACGGCGAGCATGGCTTCCTCGAAGCTGTTCGGGGCATAGACAGGCCTGTCAGGGATGCAGAGCTCGACGAAGACCGGGCGAAGCAGGGCATAGGAGCCGCCGCGCACAAGACGCATATAGCCCTTGAGGGCACGGGTGGCTGCCGGCATGCGGCTGAGCTTGAAGAGCAGAAGCACACGGGCAAGGTGCCACCATGCGCTGCCATGGTGTCCGGCCTCGGCCTCGAGCTCGTTGAAGGCAGGCTCGTCCTCGAGGCGGGCGTAGGCCAGGGCCAGGCTCGAGCGGATGCCCAGGGCGTCCGTCGGTGCCACATCGAGCGCCTCGCGGCCAAGAGAGGCTGCCATGCGGTAGTGGGCGGTATCGACGCAGGTCCTCACGGTGGCAGCACGCAGGCGCAGGCGCGGCCTCAGATAGACATCGTCCCAGAGATCCGTCTCCTTTGTGCCAAGCTCCTGGAGCTTGCCTGAGCGCTTCTCCTCGGTCCCCTCTAAGCGCAGAAGCGCATCGAGGAGCGCTTCGGGATCGAGGTCGCGGGCAAGGGTCTCGATAAGCGCAGCATCGAGGCAGGAGGGATCTTCTCCCTGTGCCTGCTGGGCAGCTGCCACAAGGGCAGAGAGGCGCTTCTTGCGCTCTGCCATGAACTCGTCGTCGCCTCGCAGGTCGTCGTCCTTCACGGAGTCGTTATAGCGGGCAAGGGCGCCTTTGAGGATATTCAGGGCCCTCTGGTCGTCGGTCTCTATGAAGTCGGAAAGGTTCTCGTGGACATCGCGCCTGAGCTCCTCGAAGCCTGCTGGCGTAAGGCCGCCAAGCTTGCGCGAGCGGGTGAGGGCGCATCTTTCCTCAAGCTCTTCTGTCGCATTCAT